CAATAGCCGTAGTGACTGCTGCACCAAGTGATACAACAGGACAATCTGGTTCTTTGGTTGTTAACTTAGAAGGTCGTTATGGTACTCTTAGAACATATTATAATAACACAGAGAATGTTAAGACTGTGTTAAATAATAATATCGGTACAATTGATTATCAAGCAGGTATAGTTACATTGAATTCATTTAATCCATTAAATGTGAACAATGAATTGGGCCAATTTACCATCAGTGCTAATCCAACCTCAACAATTATTTCATCATCATTCAATAGAATCATCACAGTTGATCCGTTTGATGCAAATGCCATTGTTGTTAATGTTACTGCCAAAACATGATAGTAAACAATAATAAGACTTCACTACTGGTAACACAACAGTTACCAGAATTTGTCAGGGATAACCCAGACTATGCCAACTTTTCTTTGTTCCTGAAGGCATACTATGAATGGATGGAACAAACAGGTCAAGTAACAGAAGGTTCTAAGAACCTTTTGTCATATAAGGACATAGATAGAACTGCAAACAATTTCTTGCAGTACTTTGCCAACGATTTTCTACCAAACTTTCCAAAAGAATCTCTAATTGATGAAAGACAGGCTGTAAAAGTTGCCAAACAGTTGTACAATTCTAAAGGCACACCTGCATCATATGAATTTTTATTCAAGATTCTTTTCAATTCAGAGTTCCAATACTTCAATACAAAAGATGCCGTGTTTAAGGCATCCGATGGTATTTGGTATGTTGCCAAGAGTTTGAAACTGAATACACAAGACGAACGTTTCTTACAAATAGATAATTACCGTATCATTGGTGAAACAACAAAATCTATTGCAACTATTGAAAACACGGTCGTTTCTGGTAATAAAATTGATGCATTTATATCTAACATCGAACGACTGTTCCAGTCAGGAGAGTTTGTTCGTGTTGTAGACAACAACAATCAAGATATTATTATCAATGGTTCCAATCTCAGAGCAAAGATTGTGGGTCAAGTCAGTCAACTAAGAGTTGATTCTAGATCCAGAGGTCTATTGTATAAAGTTGGTGACCCAGTAATTGTTTACAATGGTCTAAGTTCCAATACAGGTATTGAGGCAACTGCTGAAGTTTCTGCAACAACAAGAGGTTCTATTCAGCGTATCAACGTTGTGAATGGTGGTTTCGGTTACACTTTTACTCCAAACACTTTAATTGATATTACTGGTGATGGTTTGGGTGCTACCGCAACCGTAGGATCTTTTGATCCAGACCTACGCAAACGAGCCAATGTTACTTTCGCACCAACAAGTTCAATTACATTATCCAGATTCACTACGATTGGCAATACGAACTATACTTTCTTGCAGAATAATCCAACTGCAAATGCCAACACATCATTAGCAAACGCATTTTCTTTTATAGATTTTACCACTTATCCATTGTCATCTATCTTAGTTGAGAATGGTGGTGGTGGATTCTCCACAATACCAACTGTAACAGCAACATCAACGTATGAAAATGACAGTGGTTCATTTGATGACCTTAGTAAATTAGGTATTTTGGCACCAATTCAGGTGATTAGTGGTGGCCATGGTTATGTGGCAAACGACAAGATTATACTTGATGGTGGTTCTGGTGTCGGTGCATATGCAAATGTCATTTCTGTGGCTGCAAACGGCGCCATTCTAAATGTTGCATATGTTTATGATTACACACAAAACATTCCAACATATCCCTTAGGTGGACTTGGATACAGAAATGAAAACTTACCAGCAATTAGAATCGTATCAGCAAACAATCAGGCAGCAAACGCAGTATTGACTGTGCCTAGTATTCTTGGTACTGGTGCATCATTCTCTGTCATTGTAGACCGTGCGGGTTCAGTAACATCAATTAGATTGTTGACAGCAGGCGAAGATTATGTGTCAACACCTAATGTTTCATTGAAGGTGCAAGATATTGTTGTGTCGAATGTTTCTATATCGGATCTTCCACGAAAAGGTGATGTGTTATATCAAGGTAGTAATGTTGAGGTTGCAACTTATCGTTCAACAGTTAATTCGGTGTCATTGTTGACACCATACAACGATCCAGCAGAGTCACTATACAACTTGCGAGTGTTTGAATACACATCCAATCCGGACCCAACAGTAGACCTAAAGATTGATAGAAACATCAATCTAATTATGGCAAATACTGCCATAGATTCATCATACAATCAAAATGGTGTGAAGAATTATGGTGATGGTGCAGCGAAGGCAACCGCATCTTTCTTAAATGGTTTGGCATTAAGTCAAGGTCAATACTTGAACGCACAAGGACAACCAAGTTCATTCAGTGTATTGCAGAGTGAAAAATATAACAACTATACTTATCAAATTACAGTTGAAAAAGAAATTGAAAAGTATAGAAATGTATTGAAGAACTTAATACATCCAAGTGGCATGAGAGTTATTGGTAGAATGGCAGCCAAGATTCCATCCGATTTTAACTATCATGTACAGAAAGCTTTGTTTGATGTTAAACCATTATACTATTATATTGGTGCATCAGGCACAACGGCAACAATAACAACGAGCTTCACTAACAAGAGCAATAACATCATCAAGTTTAACAATTTACTTGGTGCAAATCTTGCAGATATCATCTTTGCAAACTCAACAATCGTTTCACTAGAGTCTGCACATGGTCCTAATGTGATATCCAAAGTTATCAAAGTTGATCCAGTTTCAGATACAATCACAGTCGATGCAAATGTTTGGATGACTTTCTCAAATGTGGCCACGGCAACTGCAAATTCTGGTTCAAACACCATAAATATTACAAGAGTCATAACCGATTCCTATAATGTTGTGAACAATGGTGTGTACAGTAACACCGCATATCCTTTAAAGGACATATTGTTCCCTGGTGATACAGTATTAGTTGCAAACAACACAGAAAAAGTAATCGGTTCAGTAGACTATGCAAACGGTAAAATTTATTTGACAAGTAATTTGTCAAGTGCAGCAAACTCTTATTTGCATGTCAGAAGAACATCATGGATTGCAAACAGTGCTCTATCAGGAAATCAAATTAGATTATTAGGACCAGTAGGCACAATATACATACCAGAACTAATGACGGAAGACGGTAGAATAATAACAACAGAAGATGACAGAACAATCATATTGGGGTAAACAATGTCAACAGTAAAGATTTCGGAATTACCATTAATTACGGCACTTAATGCCAACACAGCACAGACAATATTCTTGGCTGTGGACACCATCACCGATGTAACAGGTAGATTTACTGGTACAACACTCGCTGAAGGTTTATATTCACACAATGTATTGAATGTTGGTAACAATCATATTGTTTTACCTAATGTTGTTGCACAATTTGCTGGTTCATCAGACAATTACCTACAATTAAATCTACAAAATAATAGTGGTAATGGTTCAGGTGACATTGTTATTACCGCAAACAATGGTACAGATTCAACATACTACATTGATATGGGCCTGAATGGTTCAACATACAATTATGGTGGTTTCACCTACGCAAAACCTTTGGACGGATATCTGATTGTTCAAGGTGATACTTCTTCTGCACCTGGTGGTAACCTGGTGATAGGCACAACTACTCCGAACAAGAATGTTTCTATATCGTTAGGCACCATAGATTCAACTGGTATTATTGCACAGTTTGTACACAACCAAGGTTTCAAAATGGTTGGCAAACCAATTATCTTCCAAGATAACACTTCACAGAATACCGCAGCAGCACCATTTGCACTCAGTAACGCAGCATTCTTACATGCAAACTCTGGTTTCACACATGCAAATGCAGCCATCCTAAAGGCCAATGCAGCATTTATTGTTGCAAACTCCGCTGCAGTATTCGCTAACAGTGTTGCTGATACAGCCGCACAAGCCATCATCAATGCATCAATAGCAGATTCTAAGGCAGTCACTGCTGGTAATTATGCCAACTCAGCATTCCTGAGAGCAAATACACCAACTCATGTTGCAAACTCAGCTGCGTTGTATGCCAACGGTGCGTTCACACAAGCAAATGCTGCGTTCACTAAGGCAAACAATGCACTTGCAAATACATCCGGTACTTTCAATGGTAACTTGAGTATCACTGGTGACCTAGCACTATTAAATGGTTCACTATCATCAGCAGGAAACATGACAGTTAACGGGACAATGATTCTCGCTAACTCAAACTTCACTGCAACTCAGGCAGCAATAACAATCAAAGCAACAGCAAATGTTGCAACGCCATCAAACGATGGTTATATGTTACACATTTCCGGTAAACAGAACGTAGCGTCACGCATCGTATTCGATTCTTACAGTGCAAACGGTGCTGCATACGGTCTAGTTGCAGGCCGTACAGCACGTGGTAATGTGGACTATCCATCAGCAACACAAACTGGTGATGTGTTAATGCGTGTATCAGGTAATGGATATGGTACAACAGGATTCTTATCAACAGGTGTTGCTCGTATTGATATTGTTGCTGCAGAAAACTATACAGATTCTGCCCGTGGTTCACAAATCAAGTTTTACAACATTGAGAACGGCACAAACACACTAACTAATATCGCAACATTCAACGCAAATAACGTAACATTTACTGGTTATGTGAATCCAATGAAAGGTTTTGTATATACTCCTAGATTACCAGATGGACCACAAACCGCAATTACAATCAACTATCAAACCGATTCGATGATTAAAGCCAACTGTGCTGCCGATGTAACAATTTCACACAGTAATTATGTTGCCGGTAAAGTTGTTGAAGTATGGTTGGTCAATACAGACAATTCAAACCACACCATTACTCATGGTTGTGCTGCGTTGCGTTCAACAAACAAAGCAACGACTGTCACAATTACTGCTGGAAGTTCCATGCACTTGAAGTTCTTTAGTATTAATGGTGATAATGCAAACACCTTCGTTTCTATTAATGGTTAATAAATAAATCATGGCAAATAAATCACTCATTACATACGGCGCAAAGGTTGGACAGGTTGAACAGACCTATTATGCGCCTGTTGCTGTAGTTCCACCAGCAAACACATCTATCAGTCAGTCATATTGTTTCTTGGCAAAGGCAGAACCTTGGCCAGATGAAAATAATCCACCAATACCGACACAAGATACAAAATCTTTGAAGTTAATCTTTAAGAATATCTTTGCAGTAAAACACATCACATCAAACGATATTGCGCCGGTGATTAAACGATATGATTGGGTATCAGGCACAATTTATGACCGATACAGTGACACAGTTGATATGTTTGAGTTGGATGAAAATGGAAACCCAACTAAATTTTACTATGTGAAAAATAGGTACGACCAAGTATTTAAGTGTCTATGGAATAATAATGGTGCAGCCTCGACTGAGGAACCATACTTTGAACCAGGTACATACAATGCAAGTAACATCTTCCAGGGTATAGATGACTATAAGTGGAAGTATATGTACACAGTTGACGCTGGTTCTAAACTAAAATTCATGGATTCATCTTGGTTACCAGTTCCAATCGGTAAAAATATACCGAATCCATTAGACAATACGGCAGGTGCAGGTAACATTGATGTTATCAACGTATTGGATGGTGGCCTTGGGTATGATCCTGCAAACTCAGTTATATCCGTAGTGATTACAGGTGATGGTAAAGATGCTGCGGCGACTGCCGTAGTTTCGGGAGAAGTTATCACAGATATTCTTGTGACCAATGCGGGAAGCAATTACACATATGCAAATGTTTCAATCTCTACTTCTATTGGTTTTGGTGCAATCTTAGAAGTTTCCACATCACCAGTTGGTGGCCACGGTTTCGATCCAATCTCCGAACTAGGTTGTAATCATGTTATGTTGAGTGTTGAGTTTGATGGTTCTGAAGGTGGTAATATACCAACAGACATTGACTATCATCAAGTAGGTATTATTGTAAATCCAACAACAAAAACATTGAGTGAAACTTCTTCTAGTTATATTCCAGCATCAGGTGAAATTTATAAAACAACAACAGACTTCATCGTTGCACCAGGTTTTGGTTCATATACAAACGATGAGATTGTATATCAAGGTTTGGACCTGGAAACTGCATCATTTTTTGGAAGAGTTTTGAGTTTTGACCCAGCAACCAATGTGGTAAGACTTCTAAATATGACAGGAGCACCGACAATCAACTCTCCGTTGAAAGGTGACACTTCAACAACGACAAGAACAATATTATCATACAGCGAACCTGATTTCTCGATTTTCTCCGGTTACATCTCACACATTGAGAATAGAAGTGGAGT